CATGAAGGATATTGGCGCTGTCGCCGCTGGTGAAGTGCCAACGGCAGACGAGGCGCAAGATGGTCTGGATATGCTCAATGACATGATCGCCCAATGGTCGAATGAAAACATGATGGTTTTCTATCGATCAGAGATCATTTTCCAGACCACGCAAAATCAGGTTCAGTACACCATTGGCCCAAGCGGTCAGATGGGGGCCACGTTCACGGGGTCTATTGCTGGCACAACCTTGACCGTCCCAGCTAATGGGGTGACCGCTGGCGGCATCAACATCGGTATGACGCTATCAGGAACAGGCATCACATCGGGAACAAGGATTGTGGGCTTCACAACGGGCGCTGGGGGCAATGTAAACGAAGGCGGGACGTATACCGTCACCCCAAGCCAAACCGCCGCTAGCACCACGATTACGGCCTACTATGAGCGCCCATTGTCAATTGAATCTGGCTTTGTGCGGGTGGCGACTCAGCAAGGCGGGACAAACATTGCGGGGGGTTATCTTGACTATCCCTTGTCGATTCTTAGCCTTGAAGAATATGAATCCATCGGCATCAAGCAATTAAATGGCCCTTGGGCAAAGGCGATCTACTATCAACCCTCTGAACTGCTGGGCACAATTTATGTGTACCCCAACCCGTCCCAGGGTGAATTGCACTTGTTCACCCAGACAATCTTCAGAGAATTTGCAACGCTAAACGACACCATCCAACTGCCCCAAGGCTACAACATGGCCCTGCGGTGGTGCTTGGCTGAACGTTTGCTGCCCATGTTTGGCAAAGTCAATCAGGTACAGATTGCCATGATCAACGCCTATGCGGGGCAAGGCAAAGCCACGGTCAAACGCACCAATATGCGCCCAGCCCAGATTTCACGATACCCTGACAGTCTAATGGTTGGCAGGGCTAGAGATGCGGGCTTTATTATGGACGGCGGCTTCAGATGATTTATAAAAAAATCATGATGGGGGATTTAGATAATGCCTGATTTTGGCTTTGTCGGCACATCCTACGTTGCGCCATCTATCTACCAAGGTGATCAAGAATGCATCAATTTCTTTGCTGAGATTGATACATCTAAGCAACCTGGGGACAGGGGCATTGTGGCGCTATACCCCACGCCTGGATTGACACAAGAAGCACAACTTCTGGCGGCAGAGGTGCGGGGCTTGCACACCATGTCAGGTGGAACTATCCTGATTGCGGTGGCTGGGAATCGGGTGTATCAGGTCAGCACGGCATTTGTTGCCACCCAGATCGGGACGCTCACCACCAGCACGGGGCAAGTGTCCATATCTGACAACATTGACTTGGGATATGGATTGACCGCCTATATTGTGGATGGCCCTAATCGGTATACCTGGGTTGTTGCAACCAACACATTCACCACCTTGCCAAGCACAGACGGCCCTTGGCAGGGTGCTTCTGTGGTTGATGTGGTTGACAACTACAACATCTATAACGAGCCAGGAACGCAAAACTGGGCGTGTACTGATCTGGGGTCTAGTCTATCCACCCAAGCCCTGTACGGCACGGCTGATGGGTCATCTGACTTGTTGGTGACGCTAATTGTGAACCAGCGACAGGTGTATTTAATTGGTGAAGTGACCACCGAGGTCTGGACAGATGTGGGCAACGTGATCGCAGGGATTACCAGTTTCCCATTCCAACGAGTGCCAGGGACTTCAAGTCAATCAGGTATTGTTGCCAAGTATTCACTGGCCCGATTGGGTGAAACATTTGCTTGTGTGGCAAAAGACAACAGAGGTGCGGCAACCATTGAAATGATGCAGGGTTATACCTGGGTCAGAATCAGCACCCACGCTGTTGAACAGTCATTGTTGAATTCTGTGGTTTCTGATGCCATTGCCTACACATACCAGATTGAAGGCCATGAAATGTATGTGGTCACCTTTCCCAGCGTTGGGGAATATGGCCTTACTTGGGTTTATGACCTGTCAACCAAAAGCTGGCACAAGTGGTTGGCTTGGGACTCAAATCTAGCAGTTTACAAACGCCATCGGTCAAACTGTGCGGCATTCTTTGCCAATAAAAACCTTGTGGGCGACTATGAGAATGGCAAGATTTACAGTTTGGATAATTCTGTATATACAGACAACGGCAACACAATCCGCAGACTGCGCCGAGCCATTCACCTAACCCAAGACTTACAACGCCAGTATTTTGATTCTTTTCAGATTCAGTTCCAGCCAGGGGTTGGGTTAAATGTGGGCCAAGGGCAAACCCCCCAGGCCATGCTGAGATGGTCAAACGATGGCGGTTCTACTTTTTCAAACGAGCATTGGGTCAGCATCGGCAAGATCGGTAACTATGTCAATCGTGCTTTGTGGCGGCGGTTGGGTTGGTCACGGGATAGGATTTTTGAGGTGGTGATTAGTGACCCTGTAAAAACGGTCATTGTGTCTGCCGAACTGAAAATGTCTGCTGGGGATAACTGATGGCAACCTCAATTCCAAACAGCAACATCAACATTCCCTATTCTGCGTTTCTTGACGAAACTACGGGACGGCCCAGCGTTCCTTGGTTGCAATGGTTGATGAATCCCAACATCATCACCTTGAATGTGGCAAACACCAACATTACGGGTGGCACAATCACCAATGTGACGATCAACAGTTCCACCATTGGCCTCACAACCCCTGCGGCGGGTAAATTCACTGATTTCACGGCTTTAAACGGTGTCAAAGGGGGCACGTTTTGAACGACCTTGACTTGCCTAGCCATGTCTCACGGGAACAAATAGAAAGCCTCCAGGCCCAGATGGTGACTATGCCACAGGCAGAATTGGTGACAGAACACCAGTTTAGCCCTGGTATGTATATGCGGAAATTGTTTCGACCTGCTGGGACGCTGATTGTGGGCAAAGTTCATAAAGAACCCCACTTCTTTTTATGTGCTAAAGGCGAGATAATCGCATGGACAGAAAGCGGCATGAAGCGCCTCCAGGCGGGGGATGTGATCGAATCCAAGCCTGGGACAAAGCGGGTAACTCTGGCTGTGACTGATGCCATTGGCATTACGATTCACAGAACTGATAAAACCGATCTTGATGAGATTGAAGCTGAATTGATTGAGCCAGATACAACAGCGTTATTTGATGCCAGAAATGACATTAAAAAGCTAAAAGGGGAATGATATGACTTGGGTTGCGGTAGCAATTGGCGGTAGCGCATTATTGGGCTACATGGGTTCGCAACAGCAAGCGGGTGCTGCAACATCTGCCGCTGGTCAGCAGTATGCGGCTACTCAAGAAGCTGCCCGTCAACAGCGGGAAATGTTTGACATTCTGAACAAGCAACAAGAACCGTATCGCGTTGCTGGAACTGGTGCGCTTACCAGAATAGGTCAAATGTTGCCGCAACTGACAGAACTTCCAGTGGGATACAAGCCATTTACCGCTGCCGATTTGCAGACAAATCTTGCCCCAAACTATGAGTTTATGAAGGGTCAAGGGTTAGGCGCAACCCGTCAAGCCCTAAACGTTGGCGGGGGTGGGTCTAATGTTGAACGAGGCGGGATTAAGTTTGCGGAAGATTATGCAAGCAACGCCTATCAAAATGCCCTTGATAACTACATGAGACAAGAGGCCCAAAAATTTAACCAACAGCAAACTGGCCTTGGAAACGTTTACAACCGATTGGCTGGAATCGCTGGCATTGGGCAAACCGCCACGGGTCAAACTGCAAATCTTGGACAAAGCACAGCATCAAATATTGGGCAATTGGGAATTGGGGGTGCATCTGCTCTTGGCGCTGGTCAAATCGGCGCTGCAAACGCTATGGCAGGGGGTATGCAGGGAATCGGAAACGCCGCAACCTTGGCATCTTTGTTGCGCCCACAAGCAGGAACTGCTGGGATGATGAACTTGCCCACGGGATATAGCGATCAAGGTTTTAGCCAATATTTTGTAGGATAAAACATGGCAACTTTTAATGTCCCAATGCTTGGCACAGAGATTAAACCTGTGCCCCAGACTTCCCTTGCCGATATGCTTGGCATTGCAAGGGGAGCGCAAGCCTATCAGCAAGCCCAGCAAGTCAACCCTTTAACATTACAGCAACAACAACAAGCAACCCGCACGGGTGAAATTGCACTTACTGTTGAAGAACAAAAAGACAAAGAGCGCCGCAATATGCAAACGGTTATGTCAGACCCAAATCTGTACACAACTAATGGCAAATATGACCCTGCAAAAGCGGCAAAAATTACAAGTGAAGTTGCGCCTTTAACAGGCTTGGCATACCTAAAAGACATGGCAAGTTCTTTTGGCGCACAGGAGGGCTTTAAGACTGCTGAAACAGGCACACAATCAGCGCAAATGAAGTTTGCTGGCGATCAAGTGATTGCAATTGCTAATCGTTTAACTGGGTTAATTAACAACCCATTGATCATTGCGGCAGAACAAAATCCTAACGAAATAGACAAAGACAAATTGACGGCAAGGGTTAAAAAGTATGCTGATGACCAAGCTGTTGCCTTGGGCATTCCAAAGGAAAAAGCCGATCAATTGATTGCCCCATATCTTGAACAAGCTGTAACCAACCCAGTGGGTTTGCGTCAGTTCTTAAAAGACAAGTTACTTTCAACCCTTGACCAAGGTTCGCGGTTGTCAGCATTGCAGCCAAGTGGTGTGCCAGTTGCAACTGGGGCGCAAACAGGCGTTGTGCAAACTGGTCAGTTTGGCCCTTATGCACCAGGGTCAGTTTTGCCGGGAACTTTGCAAGATGTGCAAGTGCCACCAACTCAACCACTTGTTACGTCAACAGGCCAAACGCAATTGATTGGCCCAATGTCTCAACGCCCAGGCAATCAACCTTTGGTTACAAATCTTGGCCCTGCACAAACCAGTTTGCTTGGCGCTGGCGGTGCAAACATTTCAGAAGATTTCAAAACCACTATGGCAGATGCAAGGGATGCCCAGCCCCGCATCACCATATTCCAAAACATCAAGAAATTTGCCCCAGATTCATTTACTGGGGTTGGCGGTCAGCGCAAAGAATTGGCTGCGGGTATTCTTAACGCAATTGGAATACCAGCATATGAAGCCGAAAAAATCAGCACTGAAGAATTGGCAAAGAACTCTGCATTGCTTGCCCTTGCTGGTGGCAATACAGATGCTGCACGGGCATTGGCAGAGGTTGCCACGCCTAATAAAAAGCTAAACGAAAAAGCTATTTTGGCAATTGCTGACCAAATGATTGGCATTGAAAAAATGAAAATGGCTAGGGCAAACTTCTTGTCGCCTGTTCAAAATGATGCCGCACAGTATTCACAAAGACAACAGCAATTCAACAGTTTAGCTGACCCACGTTTGTTCCAAGATATGTCTAGAGAAGATGTGGAAAAACTCAGAAAGTCTATGACACCAGCACAACAAGCTGAAATGAGTGCAAAGATTAGGCAAGCCAAACAGTTGGGGATAATTCCATAATGGCAACACTCGCTGAACTTTGGGATGCGCCAGCAGACGTTTCCCCTAATCGCATAGCCCCTGATGTGCAAGCCAAGCGAGATCAGGGGTCTTTGGCTATTTTGCAAGCTGAATTAAAAAAAGCACAAGCGGGATTAGCCAAGGCAACTGACCCAAAACAGAAACTGCGATTAGAGGCAGACATAGCTGGTCTGACCAGGGAAATATCCCGTTCACCAGCAAGCAAAGGCGCACCTATGGCTGCACCTGTTGCACCAGCCGCCCAAGCTATGGCGCAACCACAAGCCACGCCACAAGGTACATCTTTTGCTGATCTTTGGGAATCTACTGCCCCAACAACTGAAACCACTAAAGCAACCACGCAAGCAACTCCCGAACAAACCGCCGAACCAAGTGGTATGCGCCAATTGGTTGGCAAGTTCTTAAAAGGTGCGTTAGAAACCAAGCGCGATATGCCCGAGCGTGTCGCTGGCGCTATTGATACCCTTTATGGAGTTGTTCCTGCAACGTATGGTGCGTTTGTACAAGGATTGGCAAGGACAGCGCAAAGCCCCGAACGGGCAGAGCAAACAGGGCAAGCCGCCGCCGCAAGCATTGACAAGCCCGTGGGCAAATTCTTTGGCCTTACTGGTAAAGAAACATATCAAAAGCCATTGGGCGGTGTTACTGAGCCAATTGTTGAGCAAGTCAAAAAGATGGCTGAACAATTGGGCATGACACCCAAACAGATTTCTGAAAAGACAGGCATACCCGAACAAGACATTAAAAACATGGTGGTCATTGGGTCTGTTGCTGTGCCGCAAGCAATTAAAGAAGTTGCCCCTGTTGTGAAAGAAACGGTACAAGCTGTCACCACACCAATCAAGCAAGCCGCAGCCGAGTTGCAAGTGGTCAAGCCTGGGCAAGCGCCTGGACAACCCGCACAACCTAGAATGGTCAGCATGGGGGCGGCGGCAGTTCCAGATGCCGCAACTATTAAACAAGCATTGTCGGTTGCAACGCCAGAACTGCAAAAAGCATTGGCAAACATACCGCCCGAAAAAGTCAATCTTCCAACGTTGCAACGGCACATTGAGGCAGACACATTGCCTGTTCCTGTTCGATTGACAGAGGGACAAGCCACAGGCGATATTGTCAAACTGTCCAACGAGCAAAACCGCCGAGGCAAAGACCCATCACTTGCACAGCGGTTCAATGAGCAAAATGGGCAATTGGTTGAAAATCTTGGATTGATTCGGGAAAAAGCCGCGCCTGATGTATATGGCACAAAAACCATTGAAAACAGTCAAGGCATCATTGATGCGTACAAATCAATGGATGCCAACTTAAACCAAGGCATTAATGCCAAGTATCAGGCTTTGCGTGATGCCGCTGGTGGTCAATTTCCTGTGGATGCGCCCAAGCTATTGCAAAACATAGAAATCAAGCTTAAAAAAGAGTTGTTGTCAAATGAAGCGCCTAAAGGCCAATTTAGCGAATTGCAAAGATTGGCTAAAGATAACAATATGACGTTTGAAGATTACTTATCTTTAAGACGCAACTTAGGCGATATTGCACGAACCGCAAAAGATGGCGCAGAACGTAAAGCCGCATCATTCATGATTGAGGAATTAGAAAAGTTGCCTTTGCAAGAAAGCGCACAGCGTCTTAAACCTTTGGCAGACCAAGCCCGAAAAGCAGCCCGTGACCGTTTTCAAATGCTTGAAAAAGACCCAGCATATAAAGCCGCAGTGGATGATCTTGTTCCTGCTGACAAGTACATTGACAAGTTTGTGATCAATGGGGTCAACAAAAACATCAATACGATGGTGCAAAACCTTGGCAAAGATTCACCAGCCCATCAGCATATGGCGGCGGGAACTGTGAACTGGCTAAAGGACAAAGCTGGCATCGTTGATGAAACAGGCAACTTCCAACAATCTGGCTATAACAAAGCGTTGAAGAAACTTGATGATGTTAAAAATCTGCAAGAAATCTTTAACCCAGAAGCGGCAAGCCAATTAAAAACCTTGGGAAATGTGGCGCGGTACACCCAAGCCCAACCCCGTGGGGCGTTTGTCAATAACTCCAACACCTTGGTCGGTGCTATGGCAGACAAAGCGGCTTATGCAATGGAACAGGGCGCAAACATTGTTGGCGGTGGCAAGATGGGCATACCAATCGGGTCAATGATTCGCAGCAGAGTTCAGCAATACAAGGCAACAAAAGAAACTGAAAAAGCCTTAGAAACTGGTGCTGGCACAAAACAAACGGGGCAATGATGGCAGACATTGACCTTGTTAAATATGGCGTACTCTGGCAAAAGGTCGAGGACTACGAGCGCCGATTTGATGACATGGACAAGAAGATGACCAAGATGGAAGGCCAGCTAGAACAACTGGTTGCCCTTGCCAATCAGGGTCGAGGCGGGTTCTGGGCTGGCATGGCGCTGGTGTCTGCCATATCTAGTGCAATGGGCTATGTGTCCCATTGGATTGGCAAATCAAATTAATTTGGTAAAAGCATGATTGATTTAACCAAAGCCATTGGCGCTGTTGCCGCAAGCGTTGCCGCATTAGGTGGCAGTTACACGTTAGCCGATAAATTTGGCTGGTTTGATAGGGCTATTCTTGAATGGTCACCAGAGCATTTTAAAATTGTGGCAGAGGTTGGACAACCCATAAATGTCACTGTTGCACGAATAAAAAAACGGGACGATTGTTCTGTTGAAAGTTTTACGCCAAGCATTCGGGATGCGGCGGGTATGGTGCATGAGGCGACCACCACGGCAAGCAGATTCAGCGGCCCAGCAGGGCCAGAGATTGACACGTTTACCTACCAGTTGACGATGGTGAGAAAAGAAAAGATTGCTGAAGGCAAGGCAACTTTGCTGGCAACGATCAAATACAAATGTCCCGAGGGTGAACGTGTTGTTCAATACCCCCGCCATGCCAATCTAAGTTTTGATTTAAAAGGCTAAAAAATGCTAACCTTGTTTTCATCCCTAGTCAGCTTCCTGATGGGTGGTCTGCCCAAAATCCTTGAATTCATCCAAGACCGTGCCGACAAGAAACATGAACTGGCGCTGGCGGCAATGCAGACTGAACGGGAACTAACCCTTAAAAAAGCTGGCCTAGAAGCACAGGAACGCATCGAGCATATCCAAACTGAGCAAATACAGATTACCGCCGAGGTCACCAATGCCCAGACTGCCATGCAAGAACGCCAAGCCCTGTACGCCCATGACGTGGCGCTAGGCCAAGGTGCATCAACTTGGGTAATCAACATGAGGGCGGCAACCCGTTCGGTCATCACTTACGGGATGTTTGTGATGTTTATGTTTGTTGAAATCTTTGGTTTTTACTATGCTTGGCACACAGATGTTGCTTTTGATGTGGCGCTAAACCATTTGTGGGATGATGAGACTCAAATTATTTGGGCTTGCATTGTCAGTTTTTGGTTTGGCGGTCAAGCGTTTAAAAAATGAACATCAGCCTTGAAGCTGTGGAGATGGTCAAGCACCATGAAGGGGTGAGGTTTAAGCCTTACCGTTGCCCTGCAAAACTTTGGACGATTGGAGTTGGTCATGTACTTTACCCAGATCAAGGCAAGATGCCTGTTGATCAAAGAGATGGTTATCAGCTACGTCCAGAGGATAACCGCACGTTTTCAGCAGAAGAAGTAAATGCCATTCTCAGAAACGATCTTGCAAGGTTTGAACGTGGAGTGCACACTTTATTTCCTGTCGATCTTAGCCAAGGGATGTTTGATAGCCTTGTTTCTTTTTCTTTTAATTGCGGCTTGGGAACAACCCAGCGTTCAACGCTACGCCAAAAGGTGCTTAGAGGCGACAAGGCGGGTGCTGCGGATGAATTCCTAAAGTACACCAAGGGCGGTGGCAAAGTCTTGCCAGGGCTGGTC